CCTAGAGAATACTGGTACGACTCTCCAGTGTATAGCGATGAAGGAGACATTTTATATCATCAAAGAACACGTACAGGACAGAAGGATAATTTCTCACTTAATGTCGGAGCAAGTTTAACTTTTTCAATGCCACTTGATAAAAGATTTCAAGAGCGTTGTTTGAAGAATGCAAAACTGCAAGGAGATCATCAACAGCAGCTAATTGATAATAAAAAACTAGATTGGCACATCGCCCGTTTGAGAGAATGTGGTCGCCTACGTATGGACGGAATTGAGTTTGCTAAAGATTCTCCTTACTTCCATCTCTGCGAAGACGTTGTTGTTAAACCTAAAATGGGTCAGGTCTTACCGCATAGACACGTTATTTCTTCTCCTTTACAGGTGGCAAACCCCTCTTCTCCCGATAAGAAGTAGTTCTTCTCTCAGATAAGTTTGGTCGCTTTACTTTCTTACCTAATATCTTTTTAACCCTATTTACTATCTGCTTAATGATAGGTTTTACTGCCTTCAAAAGCAGTGGTGTACTCAATGCAGCAGTTGTAGCCACAAGAGTAATTCCTCCCGTTTTCACTATTTGCGGGACAGTAGGTATCGCATCAATTATCTGTTGTTGAACATTTAATTTTTTATATCTAGTTACACAACGGTTTCC